TTGCAGTACCATCATCGACTGGTAAAGTAAGCGAGTAACTCGCTGTTGGAACAGGAGATTGGATCGTTACTGTATTTGTACCTGCACCCGGATCTTCAAGGATGAGTGAGGTCTTACTTGTGATTGCGCTATTCGCAACAATCGAGCCTGGGGTTGTAACGTTACCAGAAGTACGAGTTACCTCGAACGTCTTAATCGCTGAGTCATCCTTGTAATACATTGACGAGTTATCAGCGCGGAAGAAGTAATCGCCACCCGCGTAAGCAGGGAGAGTACTGTCTACCGTGAATAATCCGAATCTATTTTGTTTAATGCGAGCATATCCACCGTCAGTCGCACTAATTGGCTGACCTGTCAGCGAGTCTCCATAAACAATAATACCTTCAGATGAAGCATTTGTAGCATCGCCATCTTGGCCCCAAGATCCTAAGCGAAGAACTGCATTAGTCAGGTAGTTCCAGATTTGCTTTCTTGCAAATGAATCCGAACTTCCTAACTCGATTTTACCCTGAATCTTTAGGTAATTACTGGCATCATTCCAGAAGAAATTCGTATTATCCTCCGCAATCTTTGTGCCGTCAGAGAATAGAACAGACCCCGCTGTGTAACCCGGAATCAGTGAATGCTCATTCTCACCAGCAAACGCGGAGTCTACTTTTATAGTTCCTGCGATTACTGCGGTACTTTCGATTGCGATGTCTACTGTGTCGTTGAGCGACGGGCAAGGGTAAGGCACCAGTTTGTGTACTGCTGCCGCGCCCGCATTTGACAAAGGGAAATCACCCGAAATGTTTGTGATGCCATTTAGGACATACGCTTTATAGTTTGATGCGTTCCCTGTGTAGCTGAACTCAGCCAAACATTGCTGACCTTCCAACTTCTTCTGCATCGCCCTTGTTGAAATTTTTACAATCTCACCTGATAGGAGCGAAGAAATCTGAAGTGAGCCTGTGTTGTCGACAGGACCGACATTAGTGAAACTGATAATGCCCGCACCACCATCGGTGACATTGGCAATGTTCGTCTCAAATTCTGGATTCTTGACGTAGTTTTGTACGCTCTTAATCCCTCGCACGATGTCTGCATCGAGGATTCGAGGGACCGCGTGGGCAGTCTCCATCCCTAACAGAATTGTTAATACTAAAAGAATCTTCATTATGTCCTCCTCGACTTTTCGACCCACTTCGCAGTGGAACTAATCCAAATTAACTCTAGCATATCGTTTAAGCCAAGTGAAATATCACCGTTCATATCCATGTTCGCGGAAGAACTCAGGATTGTCACGGTGTTTGAATCGTCCTGGCCTACAAGTAAAAGCTCTTGGCCGTCGTAAGTACCCGCAGTTAGTGGGGTTGTACCGTCAAGAGTTATATGTCCTACACCAGTGATATGAATCATACCCCTGTTGTCTGGGCCAGATGAGATAATATCGCCATTATTCAGGGCAGCTATTGTGCTTACGACGTATGCACCCAGGAATCCGGGGACCGATTTAAACTCGAACCCATCGTTGGCATTGTTAATCCCAATGAACGCTCCCGGAGAAGGATTTTGTAATGGGTTAAGTGTTGGTTGCCCCATGTATACAGGGAGTAACACTGCCCTATGATAAAGTTCCTGTACCATCATCGCAAGGCGATCTAAGTTTACTTCCGCGTCCTCATTCGAGAATGGTTGGCTTGGCAGTAAGTCTAGTTCTTGTGTCGTCGCTGTCTTACGAGCGATCACTACAAGCAGTCCCGCTGTAGGGGCGACAAGAAATTGCACTAACGTAGCTGGGTCAGAATTGAACGTGAAGTCAGTAACCTCAGTCTTTTGCACAACCACTACATTGTATGGATCAGTTACATCCAGAGTGTAGACTTCGAGTTGATCGTTATTAACTATCTGCGAAGTAACCGCAAAGTTTTGCGCAGTCCCATTCGCTGTGTAGATATTTTTTACTGTTTGATTTGATAAACTCATCAATCCCCCATGAAGTCCGCACCAAGCGGTCCTTGTGAATCAGACATAGAACTTCCTTTTAAATAATCTGTACCATCTGCTCCATATGCCGATGCTCTCTGTTGAACAAGAGCGCGCCATTTATCCTTAAGCTCAGGATATTTCTGCACGATTTGAACTTTTGCAGCAGCTCGTCTTGATTCCATTATCTTCAAAATCTGCAACTTCTTTAGGGCATCAGATTTATTAGATGATAGAATACCGCTAATCATTTCTTCAACAATCCCTGGTTTTCCAGGCTCGGTTTTACCAAGGCTCATTAAAACCATTTCATTGTACTGAACAGGAGTAAGTGCAATAGCCTCCGCTGTTCCTTTTAAGATAAGGCTTTTACCCATAGGATGAATTGCCATTGTATCTTTAGACATTCCCTCAGGATGTGGTGTAACCAGTGCACCTGCCATACCCAAGTCAGTGAGTCCTTTTAATACTTTATTTTTCTGCAAGAAATCTGGATCAAATTCAGTGACTAAACGAATTGCCCCGTACTTCTCTGTAATTGGATATCCTAGTGTATCGAGTGCTGGCTCAAGGGCCTTATTAACACCTGGAATACGATTTGCTAGATCCATGATTATATTTTGAATAACCCCAAGAGCGTCTGATTTTGTTTGACGCTTAGTTGGATCAATCAATTTTCTAACAGCATTGAATGTACCTGCTGATGGTAGAGCTAAAGTATTCAACGAACGGATTGCTCCACCAGTTGCCACTCCCTTAGGGTCTTCTTTGAAGTGAGACATACCATGCCACAAATCAATAAAGGCATCATCAATAGTTAGTTTATCTGCCACTGAAGCAGTGATGTAAGTTGTGGCATCAACAAAGTCTGTGTTCCATTTTTCATCCACTGCACCAGAAGCATAATACTTAGCTAAAAATCCTATATCTGTTGCAATAGCTCCAACGATTCCAGCAGTTCCTAAGTTGTCGTAGTTTGCAGTATTCATAAACGAATATGGATTATAGCCGCGTTCTTTTTGTACTTGCGCCACATCCTTATTCATTGAGCCCATGCCGTAAAGAAGACCTGTCATACCGCCAGCAGCGCCCGCCATCATGATATTATTCATGATGCGCATTCGGGCTTTCAGCAAATACGCTTCTGTACCACCAGCTTTTAGTATCTCTTGATTACGAGGAGATAATCCTCGGATTCCTGGAATAGCGTCTAGTGCAGCCTGAGCCATGTTAATGTTGTTTCTAACAAAGGGAGATACTGCTCGGAATGCTGGGACACCTAGAATCCGTGTATCATTCTGCGCAACCATCTCATATAACTTTCCACCTACTCCTGTATCAGGAGTTTGCTGGAATTTAATTTTATTTCGATAATCATCCACCTGTTTCCAGATGTCGTTATACTCATTGAATTGCTCCATATCTTGCGCAAATTTTCTTGCCTGTTCAGGCGTAGCCTTTGTCGGTAGAGCTGGGCGGATAGGACGTTCTTTGGTCGCATTCTCTACATAGGTAGCTAACTCTTCACCTGCTAGTCCTTTTTCCATTCCCTTCATCGTAGCTCTATAAGCACCTTCTGTTTTGATTGCCACTGCATCAGAGTATTTATCTACTAATTGAAGAGGCATTGCTCCTAACTTTGATGATTCACCAAGAGCATCAACAATGCCTGATCCAATTCGGTTCTGGATTCCAAGAGCTTGCCCACTCATGGCAGGAGATTGACGGTAGTCATACCTCATACCCTTTGTGAGTTCGGATGGCTTTAAGGCTCTCCATCCCATATCGTTGATATTTTCCATCAATGTCTTAATGCCAGATGATAGTTCTGCACCTACAGATTGATACAACGCTTTCTGTTGCTCGCTTGCTGCATATGACATTATGTTTGCCATATCAACATTACCCTCTTTAAGGGCAATTTTCGCAGCCATATTTCTAGCAAGAGTTTCTGTAATATGTTGGGTAAGATTTGAAAATCCAACCTTCACTGCAGTAACAGGGGATAACATATTTTGGACGTACATCTCGTAAAGAGCCTGCCCAAATGTTGCGCTGGATTCCCCCTGCTGTTGCGCAACCTTCATAAGATTATTTGGATCTTTATCTAATAGTTCATTTAACATCGCTGCTTTTTCTCGAGTAGAGACAGATCCACCAACTAATTCCATGTATGAACCAAGAGCTTCTTTTTGAGCCTTTGGATCAAACGCATAGTTAAACATACGAAGTGATCGTCCAGATGATTCAGCAGCAGCATTATATTTTGCAAATACGTTTGAGAAATAAGTTAAGTTATTTTCTAGCGCGGCTAACATATCACTTGATACTTCACCACCCGCTAGTTCTTGTTTTCTAATTGTATCCAATACCCAACGAGCATTAGATTCAGAGGAGTGGAGTTCCATATTCAAGGCTGTAACTTCAACATCCGTAAATGCAGAAGAGGATGGTTTATTCAATAATTCTGTCATTTTCTTTGAATCACCAACAATACTTGCAGCGTCAGCAAATACAACAGAATCAGGTTTAGGTCCTGTCTTACCTACCTGCGAGGCTTCCTGTGCCAACTGCTCAGCACTTTTACCCATCCCTGTAACAGAAGAATCTGCATTTTTATATGGGTCAAAGTTAATTCCAAACTTACCGCCATCAGTGGATAGAACAGAATCTTTAATATGCTGATCTATTTCAGAAGGCGTCATTCCCTTAAATACATTTCCAGTATCTCGAACAACCTTGATATTTTCTCGGCGCATATCTGTAAGCACAGATTTAATGTTGTCGACTTGATCTGGTGGTAATCCTTTTAAATAATCAGAGCCGAGAATTTCTTCAATGCTTTTTAATGGCGTTGGTGCTGTTGGCGGCGGAGTTTCCGCAAATGTTTTTGGAGAACCAGGGACTACTGCCTCAGCAATAGGTTTAGTTTCCGTCGCTACTTGTTCGACCTTTGTTCCAAGTCCTGTCAGTGTTTCAGCAGCAGATTTATATCCACGATACCAGCCCACTGCCTTCATTACGATTGGGGCAAGTGCCGCATCAATCCCCATCGCCTCAATAGAATTTTTAAATCGTGACATTGCTGCAGAGTCATCTGGTTTTGATGCAAGTAATTCTGCAAGAGGTCCTACTACAGGGGTGTCTTTTACGAAGTCAGATAATCTCGGAGCCTTTGGGTCCATGACTGTAGCTGCAGTTGCACCACCAGCTAATACTCCTGCGGCCTTCGATTCCGTTGCAATAGTTGTTACACCAAATGACAATAACTGAGCAGCCATCGCTCCCATTGAATACGAGAACTCCTGGCCTGGATCTGCTTTAGGGGCAAAGTTAAATTGCTCGAACGGTTTTGTTTGTGGATTTATCAAGTGTTCTCGAGTCAGTCCTTTCGACAATGCCCAAGAATCTAGTTCCTTCATTCCAGACAATACGGCATTTGCTACGTCAGGAATTACATTTGCCGCAGTTTCAACTGCGCCTACCGCGCCCTTCGCCATTCCACTTGCATTGCTCATTTGCTGTTTTGCAAGTCCGCCATAGAGTTGTGTGGCTTGCTCATTAACAATAGAATTTGCTGATGGGGCAGTCTCAACTCCCGCGTCCTTGATTCGTTTATTTATTTCCTCAAGGGTAGGAGTATACTCAGATTGAATTTGTCTATTTGCTCTGTAGCCTTGCTCAATCATTGTGAAGCTCCTCCACTAAACCATTTCTTAAGTGTATCAGAAAGTCCACCAGATTTATCCGCTGGTTTTTCTTGCTTGATAACTCTATTTCTAATCTGCTGTTCATTCCAAACTTTCAATTGCTGAGTTAAAAGCAAACTGCGTTTATCGAGATATTTAATTTCATCTTTATTACCATTCTTCAGAGCTTTTTCGTATGCCTGAGGAATAGCATTTAATTCCTTCTTCATAGCTTCTGGATCATCGGCTACCTCTACAGGTACTCCTTTACCAATTCCCACAAACTGAGCTTTATGATACTTCTCTCGAGCTTGATTTGCTGCCGTCATGGGATCTATTCCCTTCTGAGTAAGTTGATGATAGTAGTATACAGCATTTTCCATCTGTGTTTTATATTCGGCACCCAATGTAGGATCATCAAGTATTTCCTGTTTCCATGCTGCGCGAGTTACTTTTTCACCATCTAATTCTAGTTGCTTCTTTTCAGGTGATCGTTCTAATGCTCGTAATCTTCCCAGCAGAGAATAGCCATCTTTAGCCATTAAAGCACCGGGCTCAAATCCATCTTTCATCATAGCATTTTGTACTAACTGTTCTGCTTGAGCGAACGGTAAACCTTTCAATGCTTGTGAATAAATATCTACCTGTGTCTTATTGGATATTTCAACACTGCCCTTCTTCCACGAATTTTCAAACGAGGTCATCACGGCAGGGGATAATAGTCCTTGGAATCGAAGATTTCTAGCTTGATCCATCAGGGCCTTCTTTTCAAGAGGTGATGCATTTGGATCAAATATCTTCATTCCATATACAGCGTCATTTGTAGTTCTAGCCTCTTTCTTTTTCTGGTCTATTTGGTATGCATCGAATTTAATAGCTGCTCGCTCGTGACTTAGGTATGTGTACTCTGCTTTATCAATGGCATCATTAATTTTATCAAGTCCTTCAACAGCAAATGAACTTGCATATTTTTCTACATGCCGTCTAGCTAATTCAAAATTTCCATCAGTTTTATACTGTTCAATAATAGCCATATCCACGCGTTTAGGAAGGGAATCTTTTAATTGCTGTTTTACTGCGGGAGTATAGATTTGATCTCCTACTCCGTCGATAGCCTCTCGAGATTTAATAATAGCCTCATCACGACGTAAAGGATTTGCCATAGCCATACCAACAATGGTAGTTATCGTTTGGTCATTAAGATTAGCGGTGTGTTTTATGGCTCCCTCTAATTGGAATTTTCCTACTTCATCTCCAAGGGCAGTAGCATATTTTTTAGCGTGCGCCTGAAATAACATTTTATACGCTGGATTATCAATTTTCTTCGCTGCTTCAACTGCATAATCATCAATAGGCTTTACAAATTGATTACGGGCATCCATACCGCCCATGCCAGGATTCTCGTTAATTGCACCTTTAGCTTTATCTCTAGCATCGAGAGCCATTCGCTCAACATCTGCCATCGCTAAATCCATTTGGGCTTTATCTTTTACCGTATTTGCTCGCTCAAGTCCTGAGGCTAAATCTATTAAGCCTTTACCAAATTCAGCTACTTGTTTTCCAGGTAATCTAGCTTCTTCAGTCCCAGAAATAGGGACAGGTGAACCTGCGTTTAAAATTTGCGATTGTTGCTGTAACGGTATCTTTGGCATTTCTACCCCTTAAACTGCGAATATGCTGTCATCGCATGACCACTTGTTTGCAGCAAGAACCCTAAAGGACTTCGTAAATTATGCGCAACATCTCTAGCTTGCTGTCCCCTTGCCCGCGCTAATTGTGTGTCTAGTGTAGTTTTATAGTCAATCGCTGACTGTGTATCCAAAGCACTAGCCCGCATATTAGCCATCACTGATAATGGAGATCCAGCAGTAATATCTACTCCCGCTTTAGCAATAGTTCCTACTGCTTGACCAAATCCATATGTAGATTCCTCGGCAGCTAACTTCTTCTGTCGATCACCTGCCGCTTGTGCGAATTGCGCTTGTGTCTCATAGAACTGTGCATTTTGTTCTTCGGCAGCCGCCTGAGCCTGGTTGCCCATCCAATTTCCGATAGCGTTTATCGCTAAACCAGCAGCAAATAACGGCCAACTCATGCGTACCTCGCAAATAGTTTGTAGTCGGATTTATCAGTTCCATAGTACCGAAGAGTTCCTTCAAACTCAAATCCTAGTGATTTTAACCACTTCTCACCCATAGGAAAGTCTGCCCGTACAGTTGCCTCAAGTCTATGCAAATTTATTCCCTTGAACGAGGTCTCAATTAACCCACGAACTTTTTTGTGAAACTCAATAGGACATTCCTGTACGGCATCGGAGATAATGGCCCAGCAGTGAGCTACACCCTGCCACTGGATTGTTCCACCAACGATTGCAAGAACCACCTCATCTTTAACGATTGCAGAAGCAAATACCTGATCGCTTCCCACCAATCCTTGAAGATCAAGCGGCTCTGTCTTATAGATCGAGCGAGGCCGTAACGCCTCAATATGCCAATTCTGTAGTTCCTCAACTCTAACCGTCATATGTGATACCTCGTAGTGCCACTGCTGTTACAGACATTGGTAGAGGTCTGTCAGTCTCAATAGCGATCTGAGCTTTTCTATCATACGCCGCCGGGAACATTACAAACTTATCATCAGTAAATAGCGGAATTGCCGCATTTGAAGGCAGACTTGCTGGCTTAAATACAAGCGAATCAAGCTGACTTTGTGTTTTACGTCCATACTTTGCTGCCGCTGTTTTATAGAATCGAATGATTCCTTGGTGAACTTTCTTCATCAATCCTTGCGATGATCCAACAGGAGAGCCAGTCTCAATGTTTGAGGTCACAAGCCTTGATTTATATTTCAATCCAATCGTTACTTTCGCATATTGGTTCGACAAAGTAATTTGTCCACCAGTTACCACGGCATCCCCGGCATCTTTGCCATCTCCAAGCACAGACACAGTCTGTCCCTCAAGATGCCCTAATCCAGTGAACGTGTTAGCCAAAGCACCAGAAATACTAATGGAAGAATCCAGGTACACCATAGGATTAGATGTGTCGTGAGGGTCGGTTCCTCTAAACTCATCTGTAAGTTTTTCAAGATAGATTCGAGTATTCCCATTGATCCTCCTCTCTACGGCCAAGAATAGTTCGTCGCTTCCTGCTCCGACAGAGGAGGGAAGGTTGCAGACTGAATGGACCCGAGGCGCATCATTAGAAACATTGCTAACGCCACCAAGTATATGAAAATGACCTGCTTGAATTTTTGCATCTTTATTTACGGTTATACCAATGAGATCACCATTGTTCGTCAGGTTCCACAGAATTTCATATGGATTTTGCTGACAGGTCATAGCGGTAATCTTTACAGGGGTAGTAACCGTACTCCTTTGGGCCAGAGACTTGAACGGTAAGTGTTCACATAGAAGAGTTATGTCGTCTGACTTGTACGCTTGTTCGTCGTTATTAAAACTCATATCCCGTACTTGCTGACCATTACGCGGGATAAAAAATGCCTGATTATCTTTTCTGATGGCCTGAACATACGATGATCCATAAGTTGTAGATGATCTAATTTGTGGTACATTTACCAGTCCAATAGACTCATTTGAAACACATACATGTTCTCGAAGTTCTGTTCCTATTGTTAATGATTCTCCTGCGCTCATCCATTGAATCAGTGAGGATTCATTTGCAATAGTGAAATCAAAAGGACGAGTATTATCTTTAAGATATGTAGAAAATGTTGTGTCTTGTTCAAAAGGACGAGACATAAATTCTTTTATATCTCCCTGCTCAGATCCCCATACTGTAGATGGTTGTGATCTTGTTCCTCCAAAGTATAATCTTTGCTCATATGATAGAAGTGACCTAGGCCATCCTCTTGCATCACTCCATGCCTGTTCTTCCCAGCTTGAAGTTAAGGTTCCACCAAATGCGTGCGATCCTCCACCACCCCAAGATAATGTAGAAACTACTGTTGCAGTAACAGTTGTTGAGTTTGTGAATACAGATATTTGTACGACACCAGTGGTGCCACCTTCGGTTAATTTAAAATATGCTCCAACATGACCAACTTGAAAAATTCCTGCCGATGACGTTAGTGTTATTGTTCCAGTTTTAGCTGAAGCTGTAATAGTTCCTCGTCCATTTACATCATTTAATTCGGGAATAAGAAATGGTCTTCGATTCCATAAGTCAACAATCCCTGGAAACGCTTCATCATAATATGAAAATGTAAAATTAACTCCATCATATCGTAAAGCAAATGGTCTGAAATCAGGATGCGCAAAAAAAGTTAAATCACCAATCTGAGCAAATTGAACTTCCTTTAACTGTGATGCTATTAACGTTGGCATACCAATAGCGGGAAAATTAGTTTCGTATAAACCAGTCTGCACGTTGAGAATTTTCCACGCATTGAAAACGCCTGGGTATGCAATAAATACAAACTTTTTTCCATTTGCCGCAACAAAGGGGAATAGTCGTACAGTTGATTGAGTATAAAATAAACTCTGGTCAATCGTATTTATATGTTTAGTGCCAGGTCTGCGAAAAGCTCCACCCTGCGGATATACCGCCATGTTTGTGAGTTCTTCGCACGCCTGTTTGAACTGATCTGTTTCAGATCGTCCAAATACTTTGGGCGACAATTCGCCTGACAGGAAGGAATTTATTGCCGTATTAAACGCCGCCATGTCAGCTCCTAGTATCTAATCGTTAGCCAATCATTCGCAATTACTTGTCCCGGTGTTCCCTCTTGAGCATCGAAGCTACGCGCAGTACGCAGAGCCATATCCGCTTCTTTAGCAAGAGTATCTTTTAACGTCACACTTTGTACAAGTGAGTAACTCACATCGTACGCGAGAGCAGAGGCTAGAGCCTCAGCAAATGTAGCGTCGTATTTAGAAGTATCCGTGATTCGTTTGATGTACTTGATTCCTATAGAGGGGGAATCGGACACAATGTATTCACCTTCCTTCTGCCAAGTAGACTCTGAGTTTATTTCGAGAATACGAAGACAATCCGAAGGAACGGTGAATTGGTATTGAAATCCAAATGCTGGGGTTCCCAAAGCCGGAGCTAAAAGAACCCGCGCAATAGAGAAGTTCCAAGGATGTGAGCGTAAAAGTTTATCGCGCAACTTTGGATACTGCTCTGCTAGAATTCTGGCACGTTCATTCTCTTCTGTGAGACTTGAAATTCTTTCAGCCCCCACTTTCGTGAGGGCACTATTGCAAATATCGACATCAGTCAATGACATGTCAGACCTCTAATTTTAGTAAATGAATTCTACGAAGCCTTTGATTGTTCCTGCAGATACAGTCCATGCAGTTGCAACATCAATCTGAACAACAACTTCTTCTGCAAGTTCCTTCATGTAACCAGCGTTTGATCCGCCAGCTTCCATTTGGATCTGCATTGAAACTGCGTCAGCAGCAGTGTTGACATCTACGTTGACAAGAAGACCGTCAGCATCCGCTGCTTCAAGACCTTCTGCACCAGCAGCCCAACCAAGATTCAAGATACCTGCAGTACCTAAATCAGGGAATTGCAAACCAGCATTGTAAATGCGCGCACCTTTTGGCAAGACGCCAACTTTAATTACGTCACCTGCAGTTGGAGCCGCAGTGATTGTGAAATCAAAGTACATTTTTTTAACTTCGCCACCAATATCTTTACCTTTAACCTTGTTCGATGGAACATCGACAAAAGCATCTTGGTATTGATTTCCGTATAGAGTAGACATTTAATTCTCCTTTTTAAGGCGGCATAAGGCTGCCGCCATTGCCTATCCGTTAAGGATTATGATTCCTTACAGATTACTTCTACAACTTTCTCTTCTTCCATACGAGTCGCGCCCAAGCTCATGCAAGCATAAACTTGTGTAGCGTACGACTTATCTGGACGTGGATCAATCTTACCCATCATGTCCTGACCAATAGCCAACAAAGCGCCATCTTGTGCCCAAGCATAACACTTACGGAAGCCAGTTAAGTCAGAAACACCCGCTGCTACTGAACCGTCAGCAGGGTTACCATCAAGACCTTCTGAAGCAAGAACGACTGGTAGACGCTCTGTACGAACGAACTTGAAGCCCATGAAAGAATCAACTTGACCATCAACCAACGCCTTTACTGAAGCGTAGTCAACGTTTGTAACTTCCAACTGACCCAGCAACGAGTGAAGCTGAGAAGAAGTGATTGCGAAGTGACGTGGAATGCTCTCGTCGATGTCAGATGCGTCGAACATCTTTTTGATACCGCGAAGAGAGATTGTGTTCAAGTTTGTGAAAGTAGCACCGTTGTTAGCTGCATATCGTTGCGCCATTGGGAATGCTACAGTTGTAGAACCATCTTCACCAGCATAAGAGTTTCCACCCAAAGCTGCGATGATTTCGTCATCCATCGAACGACCAAGTGCCCACATTGCTGCCATTGCGTAGTCAGATTGTGGATCATTGAGCATGCGGATCTTATCTTCTTTGTCGATAAGGTCTGCCCACTCATAGTCATTCAACGTAACACGTCGTCTTGAGTGTGGAGTATCGAGCTGTGGAGTGTTGGTATGACGGCCAATTTTCTTCACTGCTGATACAGAACCGATACGATCATAAAACGCAGACTTTCCAACCTGCATTTCGCTACGAACTAGGCCACGAAGACGTGAACCTTTTTGTTGAGACAAGTGAAATACGTTTGCAGAGTATTGCTGAACAAACGCTTCCGTGATTTGAAAAGACATAATGTCCTCCTGTTTGTTGTTTATTTAGGGTCAATTTTGGTCCGGCTGACCGATTGGAATTGCCCTCAAACGAGGATTCACATGCACGAGCATAGCCTGTGCGAGCAAGCAGGGATCTTGCCAAAGATTGCCCCTGCCCTCAGATTAACGCCATTCAGCGTTATGTCAACTAGATTTTTTAGGATAAGCCATACCGAAGAATGTTGCCATTTCCTCGACGGCTGTTTTGTGACCTGGATGTGCCTTATCATGGTATGGATGCTTAGGATCTCCCATAACAGTAGAAATAGACTTCTTAGCCTCATCAGGAGACTTAGGTCCAGAACTAGCAGCGCCAGCTCCAACGATTGCATCTTCCGCATAGTACTTCTCCCCAACTTTAGAGAGTAGCTTTACTAGGCGTACATCGTTCGCAAGACCAGTTTCTTGCAGGTAACTTTCGAGTTCTTTACCACCAAATTCTTTTAGAATCTTATTGGCATGACCAACCTTATGAGTAAACGCATCTCCCCATTCAGTCTTCAAAGAGCCAATCTCTGCAGCAACTTTTTCTGCCTGCTTTGTCGACATCTCACCAGCAACTTTGTGGTTTGCTTGATTGAACCAATCGACAAGTGACTGAGCTTGCTTTGGCAGAACGCCAGCCTTGAATGCGGCCTCTTTAAACTGTCCAACGAATTGATCGTCAAACGTAGCATCCTTAGGACGAGTAACTGAATACTCTTTCATATCCTGAGGAAGGCCGAGCTTATTAAATACTGCTCTCCAATCTTCATCGGTAGCGTGTTTAGATGGAACTGGAATTTTATCAGCCCCAACTAATTTTTGAGCATTGATGTAAGACTTTGCAAGAGCTTCGATATTTGTGATCGGTTTGAGGGTGTCACTATCCTGTAACTCTTTAGGCAACGCCATTTTCCAATTATCAGGAATTGTGACCGTGGCATTCGCAGCAGCAGGCGGGTTACCATTGGTTCCTGCTCCGGCAGCATTTCCGTTTCCAGAATTTGCATTTCCGGCGTTAGTTGAAGTTGCGCCCCCTCCTCCAAGAAGAGTTCCAGTACCACTTCCTCCACCGCTTGCATCTCCTGCTTCGTTAAGTAACAAGTGTCGGTTTCTGAGCATATTTCATCCTTTCTTCCATCAACGCTAAATCTCTCGCCATGAGTGATTTGATTCTTAAAACTACGTTTCGTTCACCCTCTGCAACGTAGATGAAATTATCTACCTTGGGGTTAAACGTTGATGAATTAAAAAAATGAGTCCTCTCCATATCTTCCAGAACTAACTTTCCTTCTGGCGTAGAGAAGACGTGCTTGTATGCAGAGACAATGACCTTGAGACGGTTAAATTGTTCCTCTGATAACTGTTGGCTGGTTTGGTCCATGTTATCCTCCGGTTTGACTTAAATTTTTAGCTGCTGTGGACATATCCACTGCATTAGCAGTTTCAGCTTCCTTCTTCTTCATGTCAACAGCTTGTTGCTGGGCTTGAGCTCGACTCTTACGAATCTCCTCAACTCCCTTCTGATCCCGCAGCATTTCCTGAGGTAAGCCGTTGATATTAGCAATCTTTCTCACTGCTGCATCTGAATCGAAGTTATCCATTGCTGTAGGATCTACCTGTACAAATGGAGCTATAGCTTGGATAGTTCTTCCTACATTAGTAACTTCGGATTGGCGTTGAGCGCGAGCAATCATAGAAGAATACTTGACAGTAAGTTCTTTTCCCTGCAGGGCCATAGGCGCAGCAGGTAGTAAATTTCTTCTATACGCGATAGCGAAACAACGATCAATAATTGGCTTTAAGAACTCTGATTGCATACGACCAAGCATAGGTCCCAGCAAGCGCATCTTCTCTTCTGTTCTTTGATTGACTTCCGTAGCTGTCATCTGAGGACCTGTGCCTAGTTGAAGTTGGTCAACATAGAACGCTTCTCGTACACGCGTACGACGATCCTTCATGGCCTCATAACCAAAATCAATTCGAGCGTCATTCATAATCGGCTCGATACGTTCCTGCGAACCTGAACGATAATAGTTCAGTCCACCTGGATGAGTCATCAAAGGTAGAATGAATCCGTCATCAGGTACTTGCATAGGAGGATCTACAACCTTTTGCGCTCCAATGAGCGTAGTTTCAGTCATTTTGTTCAGTGTTTTCATCTCTGGCAGAGCGACCATTCCTGGTCCACGACCATATTTTTCACCAGTAGTTTTACTCCATCTTGGAGCTACAAATGGATTCTCGAGGAATCCTTTGAACTGTAACTCTGTTCCATCACAATCAAGGATATACTGGGAGTTAAACGGAAAACGTCCCTTCTGCTGACCATCGACTCGTTTCTGTGGATATACAGCGTGGATAATCTTAAACTTATCGTCCACCTTTTTATCAAAGGCGTCCTTCACCTTTCTCGACATCTTCAGTACTTCCATTCCGAAGTACTCTACAATCTGACGAGCAGACCAATTAAATTCGCGATATACTTCATCCACGAATCCTTTAGAGTTCTCTTCAACCACAACCTCTGAAATCTGTCGTGAAGCGAATCGGAAAACCTCGTCATCATCTTCTTCAATAGACATAGGGGCTGTCGCAAAACTACAGAGGTCAAGATACAACTCATGAACTTCTGTATTAAAATTACTGTTATTTAACATTGTGTGAAGTCTGCGGGCACTATCCTGCAAGAACATTCGCACATCATCTTGCTCATCAAGTTTAGCGTCACCTGTACTTAATTCAAACCACTCTGAATTAGGATTAGTCAGCATACCATGTAGCGCACCAGCAAGTAATTCGCATGACTGAATACCTGTGTTGTCTAGCAGGGTGATGGACTTCTTTTCTCCCGGAGTTGTGGTTTTGTTTACGTTATCTTTTCGTGGGATAAAATAATCGGCAATCTCCTGCCAGTGAGTTTCCCAAGTGCTTCGCTCACCTTTCAGGGTATTATATCTTTTCTTAATCTCGTCGCCAGTAAATTTGCCCATTATCAACTCCCAAGAAGGTTTGTCTGTGTTACGCTGCCAGGCTGATTCGGAAGATTCACACTAAGTAATGTCTGCTTCGATCCCGGTTTTTCAAGAAGTAGTTTCGCTAATTCTTCGTTCTGTCTACGAATACCAAATAATCCTTGCCCACCAATAGCACTCTGCCCAGCTCCTAGAAGAGAATATCCTTGTGAAGTCAATCTCCCAGTAGCAGTTCCCTCTGCTACAGCAGCTTGATATTCAGCTCTCGTCACAGAATCAAGTAATGGGTTATTCGCGATTTCTTTTAATCGACGAATATCTGCCGCGTTTATCTCTCTAGCTCTATGCTCGATTGATCCTTGGTTGAATGGATCTAAACTTTTATTCATATCAGCCGACATTTCTCCCCCTACCCAAATATGTTGTAACTATTGTTAGCAGTTCTTGGAAGGTTTCTTCCATCCATGCTCGGACGATCATACTTATTACCAAGAGCAAACATCCTAAACGCATCAGCAGCATGTGAACTCCAATCGTGAAGTGGTTTATCAATATAAATTTTATTCTTCGCATCCCACTTCTTTTGATACGAACGAAGTGCTGCAATACCATCTGTAGTCTTTGCAGAGTCAAAGTAGCATTTAGGTAGAATCATCCTCACTGCGTTGATTCCGTCTTCTACGTCTTGTCTCGGGATTATGTGAATCCTCTTGCCAGGCCAAAGATTTTTCAATACCTCGATGCGCGTTTTCCCTGTTGAGAGATCCCTCGCGGCGGCATCGTGCGGGAGAAACACGTCTCCGTACAGATACTTTTGCTTTTGAAGTTCTTTGACGTACCAATCTAACCCCACTCCTGACATCTCAAGATAGTCAATTACATGGTAGTTTGCCCCAACCTTCTGTGTAAACCAAATTGCGGTAGTGTCTCCAATACCTAAGTCCCACCATGTTTCCACAGGGACAGCCGGATCGTAAGGCACTTCCGTAATTCGGTTTTCTTTTTCTAGTTGGGAGATTTGTTTTCCATAATATGCACCGATAAGGGCAGCACCCCAATCACATTCATACTCTTGTGCGTACTCTTCTTCGCTCATCACTGCTTGGGCATCGAGTAATTCTTGTTCTGGTAGAACACCAGTTTCCGAGGCTCTAAACAGGGCTGTGTACCAGTTATCATCTTGCTCAGCCATATGGTAAATGTCGTAGAAATGATTTCTACCTTTCACAGTTCCAATGAATATTGCCCAACCTTCGCGGTCAGACAAAGCTGGTCGTACAACTGTCGACCAGACAATAGGATTCATCTCTGCAAACTCATCCAGTACAACACCATCCAAGTAAATACCACGGATAGTATCAGGATTCTCCGCGCCAAGGAGCCAGATTTTGATTTTATCCCCCCTTCCAATACGCGCAATTTCAACTCTGAGTTCCGATTCATTGTAAGATACCCCCGGAATTTGTTTTGTGAAATCTTTCAGGTAATCCCACGCAACACGTTTTGCCTGTCCGTACGTTGGAGCAATATAAGCATACTGTGGATTTTTTCTATCATTTCGCAGGGCCCGATCAATAAGCTCATTTAAAGAGAATACGGTTTTACCAAAACGACGATGACAGACAAGCACGTTAAAGCGTTGAAGCTCAGCGTGCATTTGCATCTGCAGTGGTCTTGGATAATATCCAGTAGATATTCTCTTAACTTCCATTAGCTCCTCGCTAGTTCAAACCAAACACTATTCGTGTTATCCCACAAGAGTGTGATGCTGTCGTGGTAACCAAGTGTCACAGAACCGTTGATTTCCACATTACCAACTGAATCAAGTGTTACTGTATTTGTGTCGTCCATTCCAACAATTACACACTCCTGCCCATCAAATGTGCCATCTGTGATTCCTGTGACTGGATCGACTGTGACTGCCGCAGCATTACCAGCGATAAACGTAGTATTACGTTGACGAGTAGGATCTATCGTAATTGTTCCTGATGCGGCGATAGCCTCAACCGCTGAAGGAGGAGCTGGTACGGCAGGGATTGGCACATTTGACCAAGAAGTATTACCTGCGCCATCAGTAGTTAGAACTTCTGAGGCAACTCCGTTTGTTGGAGGAAACGTAAACGCATTGTTCGCTGTTAGTGCAGGGGACGCCTTTACTACTGTAGTAAATCCAGATCCACCATCATAGTATCGTGTAACTCCATCGAACTTAGTTGTACCTACAATATCTAGTTCATATGCAGGAGCAGCATTATTTATACCGATCAAATCATTTACGATAGATAGTGTTCCAGGATTTCCATTGTCTCCTAAATATAGACCAATACCACCAGATACTAAATTTAAAATATCTGCGCCATCATAATACAAAACAGTATAATCATTTAGCGAAGAATCTTGAAGTACATATCCATCACCAGGTGCATAACGAACTCGTATACTTCCGACTAAATCAATAGAGTAAAGAGGTGCGTTTGTCCCAATTCCAAGACGGAAGTTAGTATTATCCCAGAAAAATTTAGCATTATCTTCCATAAATGTAGAACCATCATGAAACACAATACTACCAGCAGTGAATCCTGTGAATAAGTTACCACCAGGAGCTAGAAGGCTCATCGTTTTATTTGTCAGAGTTTGAGCAAATGCCTCTGTTACTACTACATCAGATGTATCTGGTAGAGTAAACGTACGAAGAGTTGCTGTAGAAATACTTGATAATTGAAACCGTGCTTTCTTAGTTGGATCAACATTATCGTCCAAAGTAAAATTTGAATCCAGTAATTCTACAGTGTTTGTATTATCGAGTGTTTTATTGAAAACATTCTGTGCCAACGTCTGAACCAAGAACACATCTGCTACACCAGCTTGATCTGGAATAGTAGTTACTTGGTCTACTGACTGAGATGTTGCAATGGTAGTTTTAGTTGCCGTTGCACCAGCGGCATCGAACCAAATCTGAATCGTTGGATCAACTTGGTCCCAAATATAAAATACTGCATCGGAGAAATTTGTAGCGCCAGCGCCACCAGATTTTCCGATGTACATTCTTCCACCAAACATATTATCTCCTTAGTAGACGCTAGAGACTTCTTCTAGTGTAGTCATTGTAACTTCATCACCAGCATTCACTGAATCTACAAAAACAGATTGAAGATCAATCACACAATTTGTGATGTCATCTTCGCTTGTATCTGCTGTCATAGAAATATATTCGCCTGGTTCAAGTTGAATACCATCGGCTGCTACAAGTGTGGCTCCGCCTATGAAAATTGGTCCAACGTTAGTTTTCTTTGCCTGAATCACAACATTTCCTACTTCCGTAGGCGTAGCTGCTAGAGGAACGATGGTTCCGGGAACCGGAACGGCAACTGCTCCCAATGATCGTGGCGCATACGTTACTTTTCCCATCTATCCTCCTAAAGTGTATAAGCAAATTTCCAGAGATCGTCGAGTTGTTGAGAAGTAAATCCCTGAGATGCTCCAAGCATTGCAACAAGGGGATTGTTCCTCATTACGACAGTGGAATACTCCCACTCAATATGTGCAAGTGCATTATATGGGCTTGGAAGTGCCGCAATTGCATTATCAATTTCTGATAATT